CTATTTATTTGAAATCTTGTAGCACCATTAGTAACATCATAAAATCTAAGAGCACCAGCGTTTCCGTCTATAAAATAATCAGGATTATTATTAGAATCAGAAAAAGTAAGTCTAGGTTGTGTATTTGATATTGTTAAATCTCCAGAAAAAGTAGATGTACCTGCACTGTCTATTCTTAATCTTTCTGTAAGTGAAGCAGCACCATCAGCCGTTGTGCTAAATACCAAACGACCCGGCATATCATTAGAACCCGGTGTGCCATCTACTGCACCTATAATTTGTGCTGCTGGTGTTGCAAAATCTGTTCCGTCCGCACCTCTCCAAGTAATAGCACCTAAATTATCACCAGATTGAACAATTGTATTTCCTCCAAGACTTGTATTTCTACTCTTTACAAAATCTAAACCTCCAGATCCAGTATCAGCAGAAAATCTATTTATTGCAATACCACCAAAACCACTTGTTGATGATGTTTCAATATCTCTACCAACTCCAATAGAGGCATTATGTCCATGAAGTAATTGACCAGTGGAATTAATACGAAAAGCCTCATTGCCACCAGTTTCAACAGAAACAGTATCAGCAGCAGGGAATCTTATCGCAGTATTGGTATCGCCAGAATGTATTATTTTATCTGGTATTGTTAAATTACTTGTAGAAGTTATAGCTCCTGTAACAGCTAACGTACCAACAACACTGACTCCAGTATCAGCAGTTAATCTTGTTGTTCCTCCAGCAGCCAGACTAACAGTATTTGTTCCACCAAATATTCCGCTATCGCTATCTCCAAAGTGTATGGAAGGTGCTGAGTTACTACCAGCAGTTGCAGCTAAAACCCCTGTCAAAGTACCACCAGCTAAAGCAAGATAAGTGCTATTTGATGTGGAGCGTTCTGCTACTGTTACCGCATTTAATCCAGCAGGTGTTACAACTCTATTTGTAGCTGTTCCAGTAGTAGTCTCACTATTAGTAGCAAGTTCAGATATACCCGAAACTGTAGTTGTAGCAGTAGGTGTTGATAAACTTCCTGGGCCAAATATTTTTACGATACTATTATCACTGGCTCGCATGAAACCACCGATACTATTTATATTTGCGTTGAGTGCTATTTCACCGACAGCAGGTAAATCAGATGTACTTGGAGTGCTATCTTGTACAACACTATTCTTTAATTTAATTTGAATTGCCATAGTTTACCTTGACTTAATTAAAGGATACATTAATTTAGTAAGTTCCTCCACTTATTACTGAAACATTTGCAAATTGACCGCTTGCTTGAAGTATTAATAACTCACCTGTTTGTGGACTGTTAACTGTTACATCAGATAGATCATTTAAGCTAGAAACACTACCAGGGCCAGATAAGGTATCAATTCTATCCCAGTTATCAGGTCCAACACAAAGACACCAGTCTCCAGCATCAAAACTTGTACTTGGTACAACTGCTGTTCCATTACCAGGGGTTACGCATACGAAATAAGCACCAGTTAATGTTGCTGTGCCTGCTGGTATCGCATTAGAGACAGTGAAACCTGCTGACGTACCAAAAGCTGTAAGTGTAACTATAGTTCCGTTACTGGCATTAAATGTTCCGCAGAATCTAAGGTTTTCTTCTGCTAATCTTCCAAAACCAACAGAGAAAAAGCTGTTACCGTTAAATATTCTTAATTGTCCTGTAGATTCCTGTAACCAGAAAACACCAGTTGGTAGATCTGATATATCAGGTGATGCTTCCTGTATGAATCCAGTAGATAAGTTTGCCAGCTTATCCATGGTAATCGCATCATTAGCTACAAAATCTGTACCAAAAGTACCTGTTGTAATTTTTGAAGTAGCTAAATCAGGAATATCACCCGCAACAAGAGTTGTTCCAGACGTGACAAAACCTTGACTGTTAACAGTGACTTTTGTATGTGTACCTGCTGTCACTCCTGATGTAGCTATAGATAAAACTCCAGAACCAGATATAGCTAAAGGAGCAGAACCTGCTGGAACTGTAATACCACCAATAGCACTGGCAGTTGCAATAGGTAAATCAGATGCTACTAAAGCAGCCGTTGCTGTTATCAAACCTTGATTATTAAAAGTAATACCTGATCTAGTTGCACCAGTGACAGTATTATTTATTGATAATGCACCTGCTCCTGTAATAGCTAAACCACCTGATGATGCTACGCTAACACCACCAACTGCTGATGTTGTAGATATTGGTAAATCACTTGCAACTAATGCTGCTGTACTTGTTATCAATCCCTGTGCATTATATGTAATACCATTTCTTACAGATGCTCCACCAGTTACCGCATTGTTAATTCCTAAATTGCCTGATGCTACATTTAATGACCTATCAATATTTGCTGTATTTAATTTGGCTGCTGTAATCGTCCCATCTGTAATTTTTGTACCTGAGACACCTGAGATTTTGCCATCGGTAACAGCAGAAGCAGCAATTGCAGCCGTATCAACAGCATTATCAGCTAATTCACTGGAACCAACTGCATTAGCAGCTATTTGTGTGGCAGTAATTGTATCATCAGCAATCTTGGCAGCAGTAACAGCATTATTAGCTAACTTTCCTGTAGTTATATTTAAATCCGTAATCTTTGCAGTCGTAACAGCATTAGCTGAAATAGCTGCACTATCTACTGCGTTATCGGCAAGTTCGGACGCTCCAATAGCATTGGCAGCAATATTACCAGCAGTGATTGTATCAGAAGCAATCTTTGCACCTGTTACAGCAGTATTGGCAATAGCAGCAGTATCCACTGCATTATCTGCCAATTCATTTGCAGTTATAGCATTATCAGCAATTTGAGTTGCAGTAACAGAAGCAGATGTAAGTTTTGCACCCGGTATATCACCATTACTTAAATTTAGTTTCGCAAAAGTAACTGTAGTATCAGATAATTTATCTCCAGTAATACTTCCAGCTAATTTTGCATTAGTAATATTTCCATCTAAAACTTTTACAGTTGTAACTGCATTTGATTGTAAGGCGTTTGCATCAACACTTGCATCAGCTAATTCAGTACTTGTTATGGCGTTTGCATTTATTTGTGTAGCAGTAATTGCATCGTCCGCTATTTTTGCTGCGGTTACAGCATTGTCAGCTAAAGTTGCGGTAACAATTTGACCTGCTGTTAATGGATAGCTAAGTGCTGTAGCTGGTATTGATGCTGCATCTACTAATCCAAAAGCACCTTGTACAAAGTTTTTTGCAGTTATTTTTTTAGTCTCTGTTGCACTTACATCTGCAACAGCAATCGGATCTGCTGCTTGCAGTTGGGCTGAACTCAGTTCTTGTAATTGCGTAATTTGTAGATCAGCCATGTCAAGTCACTTTTAAGTACATCATAAATCTTATCTTAAGGATCTTCAAGTAAAATACCATCTCCATCCTCTTGCAATATTTTATCAGTATTTTCTTGTAACAAGAAGGCTGGTGGTACTCCATTATGAAGTCTTATTTCACCATTAGTTATAAATTCGATTCGTGCTTCTATCAAACCACTGGCAGGTACATTGATAGCCACATTGGTAACAACGCACATTGATTGATACCAAACACTATTTGTAGATTGACTTGGATCATTGTATATATAAAATCTTCCTTCAAAATCCGCACCTTGCTGCATCCGTACCAATAATTGACTTAAATACACAGCAAATTCTGGCTCTACAAAATCTGGTGTATCGTTTTGAAAATTTCTATGTTGCCAAATTGTTTGAATTGTTCCCTGTCCTGATATAAGACCATTTTCATATTGCCTTCTAAATTCTTCTCCTAAATTACTTACATCAACAGTATCTCTTGTTGTTGTAATCTCAAATTCAGTAACTTTTGCAAGCGGTCTAAATCTAGTGTTTCTGGTGCGTATTAATATATCTTTTGCAGAAGATGGCACGGTTAATGTAAGTGCATCTGATACTTCACCAGCTAGAGCAGCACCAAAAGTGTTATATAACTTTATCCCACCCATATCATCTATATGGATGTATTTGCGAAGGTCAGGAAAACTATGACTATCTAATAACTCTAAATTACTTCCGTCAACAGTTTCTATTTCAACTTGATCTCCTGTAATTAACGATCCATTAATATTTTCAACAGAAAATCTTTTTTTAGTTGTATTTACATCAGCAGGGTTTAATGAGGTTCCTATTTGAGAATTTAAGGCATCACGTTTTAACTCAATAAAACCTGTCGACCCAAAATATATAGCCATTTATAAAACAAGGCCAGTAGGTGCGCCATTAACTTCAAAACTAATATCTGCTGCTGTTACTTCTCCCACTGCACTTGTAATAGAAAAACTTGTTGGTATTGCTTGAAATTCAATAAATCTGCCAGCAGTAGAACCATCTTTTATTCTTAATTTAAATGTCATAGAACTACTTTCTGCATTAGCACCATCGCCAGAAGCACTCTGAACTTTCATAATGTCACCTATTAATGAACTAAGCTGACCAGCACCACCTCCAGCTACATCTTGATAATAATAAACACTTGCACTACCTGTATAACTTCTAGTGCCATGAATAATAGTTCTATCCGTATCTTCTAATGAAACGGTTTCCAAAACCGCTTGATTAAATGTAAATGAAAATGATCTGACTTTGGCAACTTTGTTCCCATTTATCAGTAATTCGCCTTCTTTACCAGAATAAAAGCCAGCCATCGTTTTAGTTTAATTTTAAGTACATTCTAGTCCCCATCGAGGCAAGCGACAAATTTACATTGAACATTTGATCTGTTTGGTCTGACACTTGTAACGGTAGGTGGGCCATCATATCTATATCTTAACCCTAAAGGTTCGGCTGCAAAGTAGGCAGCAAGATTTCCTAATGAATTATCAGAGGGTAAACGCCCATCTCCACTAATACCTGTTAAGCCTGAGTCTTTATTGAAACTTACAAAATTATATTCAGAGTTTACTTGTCTATAATTTTCTAAAATTTCAAAAGCTTGTGAATCTAAAATATTTGTAAAATTTAATGTTAATTTTGCATCTACCTGTTTATCACCATATCTAAGTACAGTTTTAGCACCATTTTGCGCAACAAATTCTGTCTGTGGATACGTTCCAGGTGTGAAACTTCTTGATGAAGGTTTTATGTTAGGAAAATTTACGTCAATTGCCATTTTTAATCTACATCAGAAAATATATTGTCATTATATTTTAAAACCTTAAATCTACCATCTGCATCTAAAGGTTGATGTGTTGCTGTTAATTGAACAAAACCTTCTTCTGTATATGTAATAGATTCTATCTTATATATACGATCAGCAGTATCTGTTTTTTGAATGGTGAAAACAGAATTTCTAAATTGACTTGAAGCCTTATTGTTATCAGCAGTCAAAACAGCTTCTCTTGGTTCACCAAAATCGCTACCATTTTCGTTAAAAGCTCTCCAATAAAAAATATTAGCTCCTATCGGATTTGTGTTTCCTTGGGATTGTATAGTTCCATCAGCAGATATATAACCATTTTCAAATCTGTCATTATGTGTAATTTCAGAAAAGAATCTTATATAATCACCTGGTTCTAAAGACATCGCAGATTCGGGCGTTGTTTCAAAACTAATGCCATGATCTACAAATTTTCTAACGAGTAAAGCATACTCTGCAAATGTTTTAGCGTGTTTTTCAGATGTACAAAAATTAGACATATCAAACACTTCTCTAGGGTCATTTTGACTTCCACCTAAATCATTTCCAAGTCTTAAATCTAAAACTTCAGTTTTAGCAAATCCATTTTCTACCTCATTACGATATAAGACTCTGGCTTGAAATAACTGTCTTTCTTCTGGAGATAAAAAACTGACTTGTAAATTTCTTGTATTTCCATCAGTAAATAAAACTTTTATTAAATCTTTTGCTAATACGTTACGATGAATTTCATTGTTAGAATTAACTGGAACTGTAGGCGTTAAAGAAAACTGTCCTCCTTTTATAGTGAAATCTAATAAACAAAAAGTTGCATTTTGATAAATAAACTCTCTTATGTTTTGTTGTTGTGTAATAACACCATCCCAATATAATTTATTTGCCTCACAAAATTCTGCTGCTTTTTCCATTTCTTGTTTATTAATTTGAGCTTCACCAATTAAATCACCTGCACCGTTTACAGAATCTGTTAACAAGTGATAAGCAATATTAGGAAATAGATTAGATGATTCTCTTCTGTTATTAATTAAATTTTCTACCTTAATACCATTTTTTACATAGACAGATAATTGTGAAAAGTTAGTAAATTCTTTACTACTATTCATTTTTATGCCAACATTTGATAATTGACTATAAGGTAAAAAAGTGTCATCTTCATTACTTCCTCGAATCATCTCATTTACATAAGTGATCTGATGTTCGGGCTGATCTAAGTGGCTGGGTCTTTCTGCGTCAAATTTAACGTAATCAGCAATAGCATCAAAAGGATTTAAATTTTGACCCAGAGGCCAAGGTTCCGTTACATAATCACCAAACTCTACAAGGCAAACAACATTCTCATTGCCAAATGAATCAAAGGGTATTGTTACTACATCACCTTCTTTATACCCACTTCCTGTGTTTGTTATTTGCCATCTTTTAGCACCATTATCAAATAATTCAACTTTAACTTCTAAACCTGCTCCATGACCACCAGTAGGAGATACTGTCTTTGGATAACCTGAGACTAAACCTTCAGTTACGTTTCCTAAACGTGACAAAACTATTTCATATCTACCAATAAAACTATCGTCATCGTCATTTTTTGCCCCTCCAACAGAATAGCGTATGTCACCAACTACAACATTAAAATCCGTATTATTAGCAGCGAAATTTCCAGTTCTCCTATTAGGAAAAGTATATTTTCCTTTTAATTCATCATCATAGTAAAAATATAAAACTGTTCTTTGCTTTGGGTAAAAAGTAAATTTTTCTAGACGTTGATAAACATAATGCCTATCCTCTGAATCACCTTCATAGGTTGTTTCAAAAGGTATGTAGTCTTCTTTGGTTTTTGGCGTACCAACAACAGTGCGATTAAAGGCTAAAACTTTACCTTCGCCCGCATCTTCTGCCTGTGGTATTTCTCCTAAAAACCATTCGGTGTTACTGGCACGATTATCAGTAAGTCTATAATCTCTTTGCCCGTTAAAATATATTGATTTAATACCAGCATCATTAACCTGTATGTGTTCAAGTTTTGTTCCTGTTAACAGATTTACTTCTTTTCCTATATATTGACGTTTTATAAAATTACCAGGTACAGGCTGCAACTTAAATTCTCTTAGTTTGTCATCAAAATGGTTAATTCTTATAAAGTTATATTGAGGTTGCGGTGTTCTACCTAATACAGCAAAAGGCTTGTCTCCGATTTTTGTCCATTCATCATCTTCTACGGCTCTTGTGTACAACTCAAAAAAACTATATCTTTTAACATACTTACTCATCTGACCTAAAGAAATATCACCATTTTTCTTTTCATATTTATGAACTACTCCATTTTTTGCTTCTTCACCATTGTGGTTATCTCTTCCTGAGTCTGGTAAACCAGAATATTGCCAATAACCAGGATGACTATTTACATTTGCAAATCCTGTTATCTGTTTGTTGACAACAGATTTTAAACCTATTTCTGTTGTTGTACATTTAAAACTATTAGTTATTACTCCAATAGCTATTTTCTGTATTAAAAATAATTCAAAAGGACTATGCGCTTGTGTAACCTTTTTTATTGATATTTTGCCTGGTTCATCAATTTTAAAAGTAAATTGTTTTGTTTGTTTTTCTGACCATATACCATCATCATGGCTAATTAAGCTACCTATTGCAGTTCCTATAAGATACTGTTCCCCTATAGAAAGAGAATCGTCCGTATTTTCCCTATCAGCATTTACAGAAGAAGTTACATCTTCAGTACCCCAATCACTAAATCTATCTTCAAATTCTTTATTTGGATCGTGATTTGATATTTGAAAAGTTATCAAATCATTTTTGTTTACATTCTCCTCTTCTTCGTCTTTTATAACACCATTTTTAGCAACTATAGCTTGATACCTTGGAAAGTTTGTTTCTACTTTCATTCTTTTAAAGATAGTTGTATCTTTAATTGAAAGTCCAGTATCAGTATCAGCATCTTCACTTAAATTATCTTGTACAAGAATTAATTCATAAGGCAACATAAACCTCATGCTGTTAGGTACAGGATTATAGTTGCCAAAAACATTTTGGGTAGAAGGTGTGCGAGTTGCACAAAAAGTATTACTTTCAAAACTGCCACTGCGATCACTATCAACTAAAGGCAAGGCAACATCATCCGAAGAAGTGTTACCATTTCTATCTTTTTCTTTTGGTAAAATACCCAAAGGATATTGATGTACACCGTTTCTAAATTTTCCATCATCATCTGGATCGCCAGCATAAAAGAATAATCTAAACTTACTTGCTGGGTAATTTTTTAATAAAACATCTCCTATTGCATAACCATTAAAATCAGGTCTTGCAGCAAGTTCACCAGACGATAAATTAAATATTGCTTTTATCTGTTGGCCTTTTGATAAACTTCTCATTTGTGACCATATCAGTTGTGTATTTACTCGAACACCACCGTAATCAACCCCATCTACTCTTTCATACTTAGCAAATACTAAAGGTATGACAGCACCTAACTCTGCAAGCTCCTGTATTGAATCAAAACCTGTTTGAGGTGCAAATCTTCTTACACCTTCCTGACCTGGTGTAGTAAGACGAGGTGGGGTTTTAGGAGGCTTTGGTTTTGGTGTTAAAAAATAAGATATAAGGTTAAGAGCTACACCAACAACAATCTGACCAAGAGTAGTTAAACCACCTCCAGCTTTTACAAGACCTAATGCTTGAAAATTTACAACATACGGAATATTGTCATACTCCTTTGGTCTTTTGCCATTCTGACTTAAGGTATATTCTAAAAATTTAAAATATTCTTCTTCACTAAGACCTAACTGCTCACAAAGTTCTTGTTCAAAGGGTAATAGTACTTTTCTATATCTAATTTGTCTAATGGACTCCATCGAACCATCGTCTCTCCGCAATTCAGCCATCCGTCTTTCCAGTAAACTGCAAGGCCATATCCAACATTAGATTTACATAATGCTACTGTACCTATTTTAAACTCTTTTGTCTCGTTTCCCCACTTTTCAAGTTGTTCTTTAAATATTCCAAAATCTTTTTTTCTTACCCTTTTATACCAATCTCTTGTGGGTTCTGGAGATGTAATACCATAATGTTTTAAAACTGTTCTTGCTACTGAAACACAATCTGCTGCATTATGTTTTATTGGATCAGCACCTAATCTATAACGTAAACCAATAAGCTGATGAGGTTTCATAAAGTTTGTATATTTCCAGTTCGAGGTAAAAAACCTACAATATCAGTTGTAAACACTCTATTAGGAGCAGTCGTACCAACAGCATCTATTGCACTGCTCAGTAATACTTCTATAGTTGTCGCATCATAACCAAAAGAAGCAATAAGCCAATTTTCTACAGTAAGTACTTCATCAACAGTGAAATTACTGTTCATTTTACAAACTTCTATTTTTGCATTATGCCTTTCAGCAATGGCATCTCTTACATGGTTCATTGAAATAGCATTATTAGCTAAAACTAATTGTGCTTCTAAATTGTCACCTGACTTAGTTTTTGCCGCCCCAGAATATATAAAAGGTAAAAATGTATGTAAATTACCGTTATGTGTAATTGAGTTAGAAGCTGCTGTCAAAGTGTTTGTATCTCCTCTGACGCTGTTTTGAAAAAAACGATTGAAGTTAGAATCTTTAGGTTTTGTGAGATGTAAAAAAGTTGTTAGGTATGTAATACTCATAATCCTAATGTGGCACGTTGGCTACGAGAGTTTTTTAAAGTAGCAAAGGCTTGGGAACGACCAGCAGTAGCACCTCTTCTTGCGGCAGTATTAATTATCTCAGGGACAGCAGATTTTGGAACGTATTCATCTCCATTAAAGTTTAATGTTGGGCCTGTATATTCAACTATTGTATTACCAATACCACCTGCAACTGTGCCAGAATCACCTGAACCACCTGGAATAACAGCACCACCTCTAGCACCTGCTGAATATCTAGCCATTGCACCAGACATTTTAGAAGCA